TACCGGGGTTTGCCAAGTTGAGGAAATGCCAAACGGCGATGTCCTTTACGAAAATGAGCAACAAAGGGTTGCGTTGATCGCCGGTGGGCGTGTCGAACAGCGCGACTTTGTCATAACGTGACAAATGGCTCTTTGCCTCGGCAATGGCGCCCTGAATGGCAGCCGTGACAAGGGTATCATCTCCGCCTGACACGGCGAGAATGTTCTCGGCGTAGAGAACGGTTTTCAACTCATCATTGGATAGGAACATGATTTTTGCTTTTTAAAGTGTCAAAAATGGCGATCTTATCAAAATCAACGCCTGGCTTAAGTTCACTTTTGAAAAGTCCTTCGTTGCGTAGCCGACGAATGTCGTTGCGCTGCCAAACGCGAAACCGACCGCCAATGAAGAAGACGCGGTAACGTTGTCCGTTGATCCTGTTTTGTTTAATTGCTTGTTTGATGGCACGTTGTTTCTTCAAAGGCGACGCGTGCCAACGAAGCTTCAAAATTGCAATTGATAACCTGAGTTTTCGTAACATGTTAATAACGTTTAGAATTTGATTGTTTTCTGCCTACAAATAATGAATCAGGCGAAAGGCGTGCACGCTTTTCGTTGAGTATAAACACACCACCTTCGATGCAGTCGGGACCGTCGGCGGGAGATTTGAGTTGTGGATTGATTAAAAGGAACTGTTCCTCCAGTCGCTGCATGTTCAGGTTGTCGCGTTCGTCGATGTTGAATATCAACTGACCATTGCGATTGAGCGGTTCCAGATTCCCTTCAATGCGGACAAATTTGTCGGGCTTTTTGCGCGTGTCGGGGGTGATGCTGAGAAATCCCTTTTCCTTGCCTATTTGAGCAAAAAGCGGGATGAACACCTGCTCATAGAATGGATCTTGAAGGGTATTGTTTTCAATATAAATATACAACTGTGTCTTGTTGTTGACATAGTCGCGTAAGGCGTAGAACCAATTGACGAACTCGGCGTTCGGCACTTGATCGAGAAAGCCATTATAAATGTAGAATTTACCCTCTTTATAGCCCATCAAGAACACACTCTTGTAGCTACCCCCCGATTTCTGTTTGTCTTTGTTACTCGTTGACGGGTCGGCATAGATTACGGCAAATGGGAGTGAAGCAAGCGGTGGACATTTGCCCCAGGTGATTTCTTTGAAGGTGTCGCCTTCGGAAAGTGGGTTGTTAAAATATTCTTGCTGAGCAGATTTGGTACTGATTTTTGACAATACGCGGTCAATCATCTCTTCGGTATTTCTGGACGGCCAAGTGCTTTTGCCATTTTTATCGCGGATGTTGACAATGTCATGTTTATCGGCCTTTTGCGCCGCCAGGGTAACACAACAGGTTTTCGCGATGATGTTGCCTAAGATCAGCACCAACAGCGGCTTGCTGATGGAACGCGTTGGCAATAACGCCTGCTCGAACCAGTCGAATTTCTTCTTAACGGTGGCCACGTTGCGCACATCTTCATCGGTGTCGAGGTCGGTCGCAATGATGCAATCGGGGCGCACTTCTTCATTTTTCTTACCACGCGGCGATTGGCCGGCTCCAAGGGCGATGAATTTCGCTCCACCTTGCGTTGAAAAATTGCCTTCTTCCCAATCGCCAAAACTCTTTTGTTGGCCATAATAAGCAATCAGGCGTTGATTGGATTCGAGATTGATCATATAGGGCATGAGCAGATCGATGGCAGCATCCTCGCTCGATGACACCAGCACGACGAATTTCTTCTGGCCCGTCAGAACAAGATAGAGAATGACAAACATGGTGACGGTATCCTTTGCCAGTTCACGGCTCCAGGAAACAACCTCGTACCATTCAGGAGAGGCCAACACACGATTGATGAATTTAACATGAAAGGGAGCAAATTCAGAGGAAGCATATTTTGGGAAAAAGAACTTCATCCACTCCAATGGGTGCGATTCGAGGTAAGTACGATGCTTCATTCTTTCGGCCTCGGACATGGCAAGATCGACACCGGAATCGCTCAGGAGTGATTGGCGGTAGTGTTTCCATTTTTCTAAACTTGAACGTTCACCTGGTTTCATGCTAACGGAGTTGATCTTTTATATAACTATCAAAGAGCTGGCTTATCTCTTTGGCTTTGGCCGGATCGACAGGACGAAGCCATTCGAGCAATTTGATGGAGACGTTGATCACATCGGTGAGGCCACATTCATTTTCGAGTGCAGCAAGGTCGGAAACCAAACGACGGCGGATATTGCTTTCATTCTTGTCGGGAAACCGATATTTCTCTTCACGCGAGCTAATCAGGTTGTCGAGCTCCGTGAGTTGGTTGATGGTGGAACGCATCCGCTCTTCACGGGTGACGGAGATCGTTTTGCGCAATTCATCCCATTTGCCGAGGTTCACCCATTTGGAGATCGTCACCTCCGAGATGCCTGTTTTACTTGCTATCTCCTTCTGTGTCAACTTTTGATTGACAAAAAGTAGCTGTGCATAATCACGAATTTGAGACAGCTCATTTTTGGTGCGGGTTTTAGCCATGTTGTTACATTTTGCAAATGATAAAAGCCTTTAAATTGAATTACAAAATACGTAATAAAACAGCACGTTGAATAAAAATACTGCTATTATGTCAGGTAACAATGACATAACGTCAGTACATTTTGGAATAGAAGAAAAGAGTGATCACTTTTGCTTCAAATAAACGCAGAAATATGGCATGTGTTAAAAAAGTAGTATTGTCAGATGATTCGGTGAATAGCTATGGATTCAGGCTATTGACATCGGGATGTGATTTGTCGGAATTTATGAAGAATCCCGTGATGCTGAACGCACATGATTACACTCAGCCTCCTATTGGCAAATGGGACGATGTACACATTGAAAATGATCAATTGATCGGAACCACCAATTTTGACGAATCCGATCCGGTGGCGGCCATGATTTCACGAAAGATGGAAAACGGCTATATCAACATGGCAAGTGTTGGCGCTTTGCCACTTGAGTTTTCAGACGATCCCACCTTAAAGATTGGGAATCAAGAAGGGCCAACCATTACCCGATGGATCCTGAAAGAGGCATCGCCTGTTGCTATTGGATCCAACAAAAATGCTTTTGTACAATTATATGACAAGGCAGGAAACAAAATTGAGATGACTCAAGCAAACATAATTAGCCTTTTTGAAGGCAAAAAACCCACATTTAAAACAGAAAATCAAATGAAAGAACTTGCAAAATTATTGAACCTCGCTGAAACTGCTGTTGAAACTGAATTTGTCACCGTCGTGAAGGAAATTCAGGAAAAAGCAGGACGCCTTGAGGTAGAATTGGCCGAAGCAACGAAAAAGTTGACAAATGCAGAAACAAAATTGGCCGAGATTGCCAAAGAAAAGGAAATTGCACTGAAGGCAGAAGCCAAAGCCCTTGTTGAAGCTGCCGTAAAAGACGCACGGATCGCTGCCGATGCCATGGAGTCATATCTCAAACTCTTTGATTTGGATTTTGACAGCGCAAAAAAAGCGCTGGAATTGATTCCTAAACGCGAAAGCATTGCCGGAAAAATTAACAACAAGGGAGTCACCGAATTGGCTGATTTGAGCACAAAGAGTTGGGATGAGTTGGATAAGTCAGGGAAACTGGCACTTGTTAAGGAGAAATATCCGGAGTTGTATCAAATGAAGTTTGATGAGAAGTTTCCGAAGGGATGATGTGATGATATGAGGCTCATTATTAATTTGTAAATTATATTTTTTAAGGTATGAAAAAGATTGGATTGTTGTTATTTAACATTGTGGTGGCATCCTTACTTGCGGTTGCCATGGGCGCTCCGGCGGTGTTCGGTGTAGGTATCGGATTGCTGTCAGGATTTATGCCAGGATTGCCTTCGGGCGCTTTTGGGATGGCCGTTCAGAAAGAGATCTGGGAAAATGATATTGTTCCTTCCCTTTTTGCGGACAACTCATTCTTAAAATTCGCATACAATGCGGATCAATATGTGTTAGCCGGTAAGGTCGTTCACATCCCGCAGGCAGGGGCTGCAGTAGGTACCACAAAGAACCGAACCACACTGCCTGGCGTGATTGTTCAACGAACCGATGTGGATGTAACTTATTCACTAAATGAATTTACAACCGATCCGGTTTTGATTTCAAACGCTGATACAGTTCAATTATCGTATGACAAAAGAACCTCTGTAACGGCTGAAATGCGTAGCAATATGAATCAGGCCGTAGCACTTGATATGTTGCGCAATTGGGCACCAACCAATCCAATATCTATTTTGCGCACCAGCGGCGCTGCCGTACCGGCTCATCTCGACGGTGCAACCGGAAACCGGATGGCACTAACGATGAATGATTTTAGAGCAGTAAATAAACTGTTTAATAAACAAAATATACCGACTTCAGACCGTTACGCTCTGTTGGACGCTGATATGTACGATCAATTGTTATCGAGCATGACCCCTACCCAATATCGTGACTTTATGGCTCTCGTCGATCCAGCAACCGGCGCAATCGGTAAATTTATGAACTTCACCATTTTCCAACGTGATAAAGTATTAAAATATGACAATGGAGTTGGAACAGGCTGTGCTCCTCTTGACTGGACACTGCCAGGCAATGCCACCGACAACGCCGCTGCTTTGTTCTGGCATGTCAACAGCGTGGAACGCGCTATTGGCACGGTGAATTTCTTTGAGCGCATTGCTGATCCGACCTATTACGGAGATATTTATTCCTACCTGTTGAGAGCCGGCGGACGTATCCGCAGGAACGACTCTAAAGGTGTGGCTGTCATTGTACAGAGTCCTTCAGCATAATAGCATAACCTCCTGTTTTTTCGTGTGATTAACTGCCGGTTGGGTAACCGGTCGGCAGTTATTTTTTGAAATCCATTACGATGACCAATATATCAGAACATATCAGTTGGGCGGAAGCAACGCATACTGCCACCGGATTGCCAAATATGCCCGATGAAGAGCAATTGGAAGACATGGAGCTATTGGCGGAAAAGGTGTTTGAACCGCTGCGTACCTACATCAGTGAGCCGATTCAGATTGATTCCTTTTTTCGCTCGAAAGAAGTGAATGCAAAAGTCGGAGGCGCAAGCAACTCGCAGCATTGCCTTGGACAAGCTATGGACATCAAAGCAACTCCTAATGCAAGCTACACCACTGCTGATTTGTTTGAATTCATCAAAGAGAAATTGGTATTTGATCAATTAATCTGGGAACGTGGAAACTCGAAAAATCCGGACTGGGTGCATGTGAGTTATTCACCGACGCACAATCGGAATGAAGTGTTGCGATCGTTTGTTGACAAAGGGAATACAAAGTACATGCCTTATCAGTGAGCAGCCCTAAAAATAGAAGCAAGATGAAGCAATTTTTCAAAAATATGTTGAGCACGTCGGATGATACCAGTCATAAAAGAGTGATTGCGGTATCGGCGTTCGTTGTTTTAACCATTATGACCATTGCTCATTTTTTCGGGGCGCAACTCAACGATACGTTGATCATCACATTTGCAAGCCTATGCGGAGGCGAGAGTGTTTTATCGGTGTTTGAAAAGTTGCAAAAATGAGTTCGTTGCTTGACACCATTGGAGGATTTATCGGCGCAAGCGGGTTGATGTATGGCATACTGACGATGGCCTCGAAGAGCCGACGCGAGAAGGCGGAAGCCGACCGAGTGGAAATTGAAAACATCAAAGTGTTGATTGAAACTTGGCGACAAGAAAAAGAGGCATCCGATCAATTAAATATGAGTATGAGAGAAGAATTAGCTGCGCTGCGAAAGGACATCCAAAAACTAAGAAACACACAACGCAAAATTCTCGAAAAGCTCGATCAAATCACGCATCAAAACATGGAACATATCATTCAACAGATCAAACAGGACATTCAAAATGAAGACAATTAGATTATTAATGATCAGCGCCATTCTTTTGGCTGGATGCAAAACGGCAAGCGTTGTTACACAAATTCCCGTCAACACGTTGACGAAGGTGACAGATAGAACGGTGTCGGTAGCAGTTCCACAAGATTCTGACATTATACATCTAACCTTTTCGGACACAACCAAATCCACCCGCAACAACCCTGTGGTGATAAAAAGCATCGACGAAACGAAAACGGCAGGGCTTGCAAGCTCTTTTAAAACCGACGCAACAGGGATTAAAATCCGCATTAAAACGATCCGCGATACTATTCGCATACAAGCACATGACAGCATTGTAGTGCGGGAAAAGCTCATTGTTCAGAAAGTGCCCGTGGAGGTACCTAAACCGATGAGTTTTTTGGTGAAACTATTGATGTGGGTAGGTATTATCGCTTTATCCTATATAGGCATCCGGATGGCATGGCCACTGATTAAACCCTTTATAAAACTGTAAAAAATGGACGCAAAAAACTTATTTGAGAAATATCCGACTATTACGGAATTCTACTTCACAACGGACGGAGTGGCATGGTATAGCGAAGAAGACGCAAAACGTCATCATTCGTTGATGGGAACTCCCGATGCACCGGTGGAATGTGTGAAAAGGGACGAACCCGCTACTCCTGAAATGAAAGGGGCTATTCCTCCGACACCTGAAAATGTGGAAGCAGAAAAGACTGAAACGACTGAAGAAGCAAATGATACTGAAATTGTAAGTGCAAACTCTTTAATTTAAAACAATATGGCAACAATGGATTATGGGGTAAAATCCCTAAAAATTAAATTACTATCAGGGACTGACACCCTGAAATCACTGGGTCAGATCAAGAATGATACATTAAAGTTCACCTCGGCAAAACCGACGTTGAATAAATTCTATGCTGCTCAAGCCCCTGATTATCCTGCAATGATTGTAAAGGATCAGGAAGGAGAAGTAACTATTGCAGGAACGCTCATGGAATTGGATACGGCCAATTGCGTACGTATGTTTGGCGGTACTGTAACAGGAACTCCTCCGGCAGATGTATGGACGCCTCCTCGCGTATCGAGCACTATTGAGGTCAGTGCAGAAGTTGTGACTGAAACAGGAAAGGTATTATCGTTTCCTCGCATGTTAATGGTTGCTAACTGGAATTGGAGCATCGACCGTAAAAATGTGGTAGGTATTGATTTCACCATGACAGTATTGCTGCCGACCGATGGAGTTACTGCACCTTACACCATCGGAGGTACACCGTCCGCTTAATCAACATAATATGGAGGCCATTGATTTTGATATTCAAAAACAAGCTTCCGAGATCCTTCTCGACATAGGCGTGAGCATTCCGATGCCTGCGCCTATGTTGTTAAGAGTGTTCGGGAAAAAGGAGATTCGAATCGTCATACGACGACCTTGCTGGGGGACATTGATGCGCATTTCGCGACTTTGGTTGTCCATGGAAGTCGACACGGAAACGGTGAAAATGAACACGAATGAGCAAGACTTGGAACTCATGGAAAAGCATGGAAAAACCGTTGCAAAAATCGTTGCCATGGGCATTGTGAGAGGATATTACACGGGGCGTTTGGCGTCGATTGTGGCATGGTTTCTCCTTTGGAAAGTCAACCCGATCTTCTTAATCGAAGCTGCATTTAAGCTCGTGACGTTGTCGCGGGTATCGGATTTTCGGAATACTACCATTTTGCTATCGGCGATGTTGATGACGAAGAAGATGGGGCTAGCAGTGAAAGGGAGTTAAAGACCAAATATGAAGGATCTCATAGCCCTTTCGGAATGATATTACAAATTGTGCAGGCGACAAAAGGGTGGTCGTTGCACAAAGTGATGTGGGGAATTAACTGGCAGGCATTGCAACTCATGGTTGCCGATTTACCCAAATATGTGAAAAAGGAAAAGCGGGCAAGCAATGAAGAAGAGTTTCTAAAATTCTTGAGCGGTAAGTAGGAAATGGAACGTTATAATTTGAAGAATCATGGCCTCGATTGAACCGGTTGAAATAGAATTTCTGATGCGGGAGAATATCACGCAGCAAACGAAGCAAGTGGATGCGTCGTTGCAAAACACGGCCTCCGTGGCGGAGAGTGCCGCGCAGGAAATTCAACAAAAGATTGAACAACAGCAAGCGGTCATTAATAAGGCCACGGCCATGCTTGATCAGGTAGATGCCAGGGCAAAGCGTGCGGGGACAACGAGCAATAAGGAACTCATCGATTCCGTGCTGCAGCAATCGCAAGCACAACGGGCAGCCTTGCAGCAACAGCAACAAGCGCTCAATGGCGTATCGGCCGACACGGCGCAACTCAACGAGGTGACGGCACAACTTGCATCGCGCCTGAAGGAAGTAACCCAGATGATGATTGGGCTGGCGAATGCCGGAGAACGAAATTCATCTGCCTATCAGAAATTAGCAGAGGAACAAAACTTGCTTAACGACGCCTTGGGCAACACGAGAAAAACTGCCACGGCAGCCTCCGAATCATTGTCGATGCCGGCAACGGCGCTAAAGGAACGCATCATTGAAGAGAAGGCAGCCATTGAACAGATCAAATTAGACATTGCAAGCCTTAATCAACAACTCAAGACGGCATCACCCGCACAGAAAGTAAGCATACAGGCCGATCTTGGCAGTGCACAAGCTGCGCTCGTGGAAGAAAAAAACGTGTTGCTGGCGTTGGAACAACAAGCCGAGAAAACAGGTGTTTCATTTGCATCGTTGCGGCAACAATTGATGAATATCCGTAACGAAATGGGACAGATGATGCTGGCAGGGCAGGAAGATACGGAAATGTACCGACAAAAAGAGGCGGAACTACAACGGCTCGGCGTTGTATATCGAAAAATGCAGACGATCCAGACGGAGCTGACGCACGGAGGATCCGGAGCAAAGGCATTGGGTGAAGGCGTGATGGCCGTGAGTGGTGCATTCACCGCAGCACAAGGCGTGATGTCACTTTTTGCCTCAAAAAATGAAGACTTAGAAAAAATAGAAAAAAACCTGCAAGCAGCGATGTCGATCACGATCGGCTTGTCGATGACCATGCAGATGCTGCACCAAACCAGTGCGTTTCGGATTGCGGTGGTGACCAAGGCGACGCAGGCATGGACGGCGGCACAGGAATTTTTGAATGTTCAATTGGGAATTTCAGCCGTCCTTTCAAAGGCCTTGATGCTTACCGGTATTGGATTATTGATTGCCGGAATTGGGTTGTTGGTTGCTGCGATCGAAAAAACAATCAAAGCAGAGCAGGAACGGCAAAAATTGGCTCAAATAGGCATGAATCTGGATAAAGCCGCAGCCGAAAACACGGCAACACACCGTGCAGCTTTAGATGCTCTTTTGTCGGCGTTGCATAATGAAGCGTCTTCGTTGAAAACAAAAAAGGAGGCACTTGAAAAAATAAAAGAGATCATTCCGGAATACAATGCCACGATTTCACAAACAGGGAAAATCACGAACGAAAACACCACGGCGATAAACAATTACATTGAAGCGTTGGGGCGTCAATCGTTGGCTGAAGCCGCTCAAAAAAGCATGGAGGATATTTACCAACGACAACTCAAAAATAAAATTGATCAGGCAAAAGCACAGAAAGACATTATTGATGCCGAAACAACAAAAGCTACTATTAATTCACAAGCCGGTAATATGGTAGGTGGTGGAGTTGCAGGGAGTTCAGCAATGAATATCTCTCAAAACATAGCCGATCAGCAAGTTCAGTTAAAACGGCAAGAATTAGCAAAATTGCAATATGAAGGTGATTCCATTCAAAAGGAATTGGATCTTACCAAAGATGTTTTGGCTAAGAATTCAGACGCTTTATTTGTTGGTGAAAAAACGACTAAAACGCCGACAACAAAAACTCCCACCGAGAAAGCCTTCGATCCGAATGATTTGGTTAAAAAGAACATTGAATATCAGCAAAAGATTGATGCAGCCGTGATCGCTGCGATGCATGATGGCAGCGAAAAACGAAAGGCGGAGGCAAAAAAAGAATATCAAGACGAGCTTGATTACATCACGATACAGCGAAAAGAAATTCAAAAGCAAGTCGAAAAAGCCAACCAGACGAAAAATCCTGAAAAGATAGCACAAGCTAACAAACAAGCAACTATTGACAACGGGCAATTGGACGCATTGGCGGTGCAAGCAAAAGCAACCTATCAATCGAAAGTGAAAATGATTGACGATGCAAGTACCGAAGCAATCACGGCGATTTTTGACGATGTGAATGCAAAGTTTCAGAGTGAATTGGATCGCAACCTGGTGGCTATTGACAAGTATTACAAAGAACAGATTAAGAAAGCACAGGCAGCCGGAGCGAGCATTGCACAAATCAACACACTGTATGGCGATTGGGATAAAGAGATCAAAATGGCCGGAGCGGAAAGCAAATCAAAACAACTTGATTTTCAGGAACAGATAGAACTTGGAAAACAGCAGATAGCCAATCGGGCGATCGCATCGGAAGCAACGAGGCAGGAAAATATATTAAATATTCAAAAAGCGTATTTGCTCAAGCAAAAAGCCTTATTAGAAAAACAACCGCAAACAGATGAAACGAAAAACAAGCTGGCTCAAGTGAATTTAGCCATTCAACAAGTTGATGCACAACTAAAAGAGATTCCACAGCAAAAAATGGTTGAAGGCTTTCAAAAAGCGTCGCAATATGCCAGAGATTTGGGCAATGCCTTGCAAGGGGTGAATCAGGAGGCAGCTGCCTTTGTGAACATGATCGGGCAAATGGCAGACGGAATGGCACAAATTGCATCGGGAGATACAATCGGAGGCGCACTCTCTATTGCGAGTACCTTAGTATCAACCATTTTCAATCAGAAGGCAGCGGATTGGCAACGGCAGATGGATTTTATCAACAAGCTATTCGAAAACATGAATATGTCGGTTGATAACATGACCAAGAAAATTTCCACCATGGTCGGCACGGACGCGCTATCTCAAATATTGGCAACGTTCAAAAAAATAAGCGATTCAATTTGGACAGCTTCAAGTCAATTGGATGGATTTTATTTTGTTCAACGAAAAGTAGGGACCACCGCAAAAGAGGTACAAAAAGACGTTGAAAAATTAGCAGCTGCCAATTGGTTTGCAAACTTAACCAGTGCTAACACATCCTTATCATTTCTTAATGCGGAGCTGAAAGACACGCAAAAGGCGATTGACGACATCATCAAACGGCTTGGCGAAGGCGGTCTGTCGAAAGAAGAAACGGATATATTAAATGCAACGCTGCAGGAATTGCAAACACAACAAGGAAATCTGCAAAATTTACTTGACAGCTACAAACAGACCCTGACCGGTACGACATCAGATAGCATTGTGAATTCCATCGCTGACGCTTTTGCCAATAGCAAATCGACCATCACGGACTTTGCCAACACCTTTCAGGACTTAATGAAAAACGCCGTGATTTCTTCATTAAAAACGCAAACCTTAGAAGGGCCGTTGAAAGATTGGTACAACACTTTTGCACAGATGAGCGAAAAGGGACTGACGGCGGATGATGTGACGAAGCTTCGCGACATGTATAACAAGATCATTGGTAATGCGCAAACGGAATTCACCATGTTGCAAAATGTGACGGGTGTACAGTTTCCTACAGCAAGCGATGCCAACACCTTATCGGGCAGCATAAAGGGAATGAGCGAGGATACTGCCACGGCATTGGAAGGAAGTTTGAATTCGTTGCGGTTAAACGTCGCAACGATGTTGCAAAACAACACCAACGGAATGACCATCATGCAGAAGTCATTGGATCTGCAAGGGCAAATAGCGGTGAATACAAAGGACACGGTGGAGGCATTGAAAACCATGTATTGGATGATGAACAATTGGGATTTGAATGGAATTAAAGTACGATGATTTGAATCGATATGCATGAAAAATGGGTGTTTTAAATCGGTTTTAAAAGGCATTTAAAAATGGTTGCAACGGTGTTTATAGACGGGAATGATCTTTATGCGGAATATGGATTGATTTTGCTGCGGGGAAGCTATGACGGGTTGATGCAGCCTCCAAAGAGAAAAGCATCCCTCCAGAACAACTGGCAGGATCAGGACGGTTTGGATATTGATTTGACTGATCCACATTGGGAAGAAAAAGAAGTTGACTTGAAGTTTTTGATGACAGCAACTTCGGAAGCGATGTGGTGGGTGCAATACAATGCTTTTTTTACCCTTGTGAAAGGAGCGGATCGGCATGTGTTGCAAGTCACGGAGTTGAACCAAAGCTTTAATTTCTATTATAAAGAAGTGTCGAATTATACGCAAATCACGACGATCACCAACCGGTCGTTAGTAGCAGCACAATTCACAATGAAAATAGGCATATGATCACATTTGATATTTACAGAGGAACTACCTTGCTGGCGACGGTGCATCCGGACGACAACTCACAACACACGATCGCGTTGATGGGTGAAGACGTGTTGAAGATGAATTTCGCACTGGCTGATCCGATTGCCTTTCAGGTTGGCGATTATGTGATCTACCATGGCGCGACATATCAACTCAACGAGGTTCCATATTCTAAAGTCACCTCAACACGCAACGTGCAATATCAATGTGAGTTTCAGGGATTAAGTTATGAACTTGCAAAAGTTGGTTATAAACTGTTCGACTTTTCAACATTGGCCAATATTCCGCCAACGGGCAGTTTCTCACTGATGGGCGATGCAACGATGTTTATGTCGTTGCTCGTAAACAACATGAATCGTCGGCAAAGTGGCTGGAGCATCGGCACTGTGATAGCCACTGACATGCGGTTGTTGACGTTCAAAGATCAGAATTGCATGCAAGTGCTACAAACGCTTGTATCCACTTTCAGCGATAAATATCAGGTGGAATTTTACGTGACACCCGATAAGAAAATACACCTCACACCGCTCGCTCCAGGATTGCCCACGTTGAATCTTCAATATGGGCAAGGAGGCGGACTTGTGTCGTTGACCAGGAATAAGAGCAGTAATTCATCCTCATTAGTGACTCGGATGTACGGATATGGCAGTACGCGCAACATTCCGCCAACCTATCGCGGCGGCGTTGGAAGGCTGATTTTGCCAGGCGATGGCAGCATGACGCTTAATACTGATCTATATGGAGATGTGGAAGGAGATTACACCAACGAAAATATATATCCACGATTGAATGCTGGAAATGATCCGATGAAGCCGGGAACTGTGACGGCGGTAGTGGATACTTATAACTTCACGGATGCACACCTCGATTTTGATGTGAATCTACAGCTTTTGCCTTCGATGACGCCAAAAGTGAAATTCATCACCGGAAACTTAGCCGGCTACGAGTTTGCCATCAATACTTATAACAACGCCACGAAAACATTTACGATCAATCAACAAACGGACGATCCAACCATCATTTTACCCACTGACTTGCTTCATGCCGGCGTGGGCGATCAATATGTGATCCTCGACATCAATATGCCACAGAGCTATATTGACAAGGCAGAATCGGAATTGGCAGCAGCCGTTTCGGTGCAACTCAACATCACGGCTAATCCGGCAAATTCGTTTCAGGCCGAAGGAGATGCCGTCTATTTTAAACAAAACAACCTTGAATTGGTGTTAGGACAAGATGTGTATTTGACTTCAGCAGCTCATAATGTTGCTCGGCATATTCGAGTCACGGGCTGGCAACGGACGTTGAACAAGCCGTCGCAATATAAGATCATTCAACTGAGCGATTACGTCGTTCGCACGCTGCTTGCAACGCTCTCCAATCAGGTGAACACCACCACGCAAATCAGTTCGGATGCTGAATTTAAGGCCTATTATTCCAATTATTCAGCAAATCAGGCAAATTGGCTTTTGCGCGATTTGGCCAATGACAACAAATTGACGGCATCGGAAAAGATAGCGACCAATACGCAATGGCAGGTCATTTTGAATGAAAAGGCGATGAATGATGCGCAGGCCGATAGCTTTGGCGTTGACCGGACGGCATACGATGCAGCTTACACGGCATTGTCAAATTACGTCACGCCGTTGCTGGCTGATATGACAACAACAAGTAACATCGTCGGGGCCGACTTTACGACAAAGTTCAGCAATTACTTTACAGCAAGAACGGCGTTGCTGAATGCGATCGCTACAAAAGCAAAGGCATTGGCGGATGCGGCTCAAAATGCTGCAAACACCGGCATAGCAAATGCAGCCACAGCACAGGCAGCGGCTAATGCAGCAGCAACGGCGGCTTCAAACGCTCAAACCTCTGCCAATACAGGCATAGCAAACGCAGCTACAGCAAACAATTTGCTTGCTGACATTGCAAATGATAATAAGTTAACACCTTCTGAAAAAACAGCTACTCAAAAGGAATGGAATATCATTGTTTCAGAAGTCACAAAGAATGATTCACAAGCCGACGTTTTCGGTGTTTCGAGAACAACATATGACAATGCTTATTCAGCATTGAACACCTATATTACTCCGCTTTTAAGCAGTTTGACGACCACGAGTGATATTACGGGAACAACTTTCAGAAGCAATTTCAAAGCATATTATGATGCACGCACCGATTTATTGAATGCGATCGCTACAAAAGCAAAGGCATTGGCGGATGCGGCTCAAAATTCTGCAAACACGGGCATAGCAAATGCAGCTACAGCACAGGCAGCAGCCAATGCAGCAGCAACGGCGGCTTCAAACGCTCAAACCTCTGCCAATACAGGCATAGCAAACGCAGCTACAGCAAACAATTTGCTTGCTGACATTGCAAATGATAATAAGTTAACACCTTCTGAAAAAACAGCTACTCAAAAGGAATGGAATATCATTGTTTCAGAAGTCACAAAGAATGATTCACAAGCCGACGTTTTCGGTGTTTCGAGAACAACATATGACAATGCTTATTCAGCATTGAACACCTATATTACTCCGCTTTTAAGCAGTTTGACGACCACGAGTGATATTACGGGAACAACTTTCAGAAGCAATTTCAAAGCATATTACGATGCACGCACTGATTTATTGAATGCGATCGCTACAAAAGCAAAATCATTGGCGGATGCAGCTCAAAATGCTGCCAATACAGGCATAGCAAATGCAGCCACAGCACAGGCAGCGGCCAATGCAGCTAATGCTTCTATCACACAAATATCATCCGATTCCTATTTAACGCCGTATGAAAAATTGCAACTTAATCAAATATGGATCGGAATAACAGCGGAACATAATTCATTAACCACATTGGCGACTGCTTTTCTTGTAGATAAAAGCGCATATGAAACCGCCTATCAATCTCTTTCGACATACATTACTTCACTTAATTTGACAAATGGAGCAGGACAAGCCATTGTTAAAACTGATTTCAATACAGCGTTTGGAAACTACTTTAATGCAAGAGCAGCTATTGAAAGTGCTATTGCGACGGCTCAAAAAAGCCTGCAAGGTGTCACAATCAATGGAACTACATTTTTGCAAAATGGACTTGTAAACGCTTCATTAATTGATGTATCAAATCTTTTTGCAAAGCATATATACACGGCTGCAACAGGTGCCCGATTGACATTGAATGAAGTTGTTAATAGTAGTGATACAAATGAGTTAAGGGTTTACGACGCCAATGGAAACCTTATGATTAGGCTCGGAGTTGATGCTGATGGGCTGCCAAAATTAATGTTTTTTAATTCATCGGGAGCTAAGATATATGAATTGTCTCAAAATGGAATAGTCACAATAAATGGAGTGCCTGCTTCATTTACCAGTTATCCAATGTATAAATTAACTTCAACAGATTTAAATAATACATCGGAAGTTGAAGTAGCAACATTAACTCAAAACACAACGATATATGCTTATAATGCCGGAAATGACGTAAATACGACAAATAACAAGCAATATGAAGCATATAAATGGACAACAAACACGATGAATTCATCAGAGGCTCCAACGGGGTCTCATATCCCAGACGGGCTTTATACGACTTCAGGGAATGCTCCATATAAAATTTATAATGCGGGTCTGCAAACAGAATACAAAGTATATTCAAGAACAGTTTCTCAATATTCTAATGGACAAGTCGTTAATTCAAAAACAGATAGTTGGACAGTTTATACATATTCATAAAAATTTATCACTATGATCACATTTTACAAGGGTGAAGATTTCACCCTAACATTCACATCAACGCAAGACATTAGCGGATATACCAAGAGTGTTAGTTATTTCACTCCTTTTGGAACGCCGATATTGGCAGTGGTTACACCGATTAATAACTTTTCTTTTTCAGCAAAGTTCGCTGCCGTCGATACGGCAACCTTGAAAGCAGGTGCATTGAATGTTGTGGTGACCTTCACGGATGCCAATAGCAATAAAAGCATCAGTAAAGCGATGCCTGCTCAAATACTTGATTCATTAGTGAATGGGAACATACGTACGGCGGACATTCCCTCTACTTCGCTCGAAATTGTCTTTGAGCAAAACACCATTGCATTGGATATTAATTTTGTCGGGTTGACAAACACACAGACAACGGCAGTAAATAATTTGCCGGCAGATACAAATGGTGCTATTGCAACGTTACAGAACAATATCAACACAGAGGCAGCAACAAGGAAAAGTGCAGACGATACATTGACTGCAAACCTTACAACGCTAACAAACAATGCAGAGGTAAAGACAAATAAGACTTCTGACATTTACACAAATCGTCAATCAACGACTATTTATCCGAATGTTAAAGGGATAGCCGATTACATTGATAATTTTACAATTAAACCTTGGGTATTATCATTTAGAAAAAATGGAGACGGAACAGGCATTTCAACGATAAATATTACGTCGAATATTGATACGACTGTAACCATAACCAATGGATATTTGTACACTGATTCGTTAGGTAATGGGCAGACTACATTCATCAACCTTACGCACAATGTAGCAACGAATGTTCATTTCAAAGTAATAAAAAACAATGGATTTATCAGCACAAACAATATTATAAGAATTGATAGTTTTACCGATCGTGCAAATTCACCAATTCCTTATTTTAGCCCAGCTAATCTACCAGCAGGATTAACAGTTTTAAGTTGGAATGGAAATAACACAGGGACGGGTGATATTGCCAACCTTCCAGCAGGATTAACATATTTTGTTTGGCAAGGAAATAACACAGGAATGGGTGATATTGCTAATCTACCAGCAGGAGTAACATTTTTTTATTGGCAAGGAAATAACACAGGAATGGGTGATATTGCCAATCTACCAGCAGGATTAACATATTTTTATTGGGCTGGGAATAACACAGGAACGGGTGATATTGCCAATCTACCAGCAGGAGTAACAATTTTTATTTGGCAAGGAAATAACACAGGGACATTTTCAGGAACAAGAACGTGGGCGCAAAACATGAGAAAGATATATCTACGTCCCGCAGCAGGTGTATTCACCAGCGCAATGACCGATGCTCTCTTAATTTCATTGGCAACGCAATCAAGTTGGACAAGTGAAAAAACAATTGACTTGCGTGGTAATTGCGGAGCAAGAACATCGGCATCCAATAGTGCAGTTGCTACATTACAGAGTTATGGTGTTACAGTATTAACTAATTAATAATTACTAAAATGATAGAATTAACTAAAAAATATTGGGTTCTCTATGAAGGAACTACAATAAAGAATCAAGACTACAGAGAAGAACAGAGTGGCAAATGTTATCCAGGTGAAAGTATTGGATATGCAGAGTTCGACACGTTGGAAGAATTAGATGCCTTTGTTCAGGCTAATAATTTGGTATATGTCGAACAAGACATGCCTGAACAATTGATGTAAGAAGCAACTAAAGAACGAAATACCCAAATTTAAACTCTCTAAAGTCTATTGTAGCTGATGAATGCGTTAAGCAAGGAGTTGTGTGATAGATTTTGAATAGAAGATAAAGAGGGGAATAAAAGCCCCTGACTCCACATAGCGAGTCCTACGTCGCTATATAATAAAGGTGAGTACACACCACGCCAGAGGCCGTAAGCCTTTGTAATGAGGTGTGTACTCACCTTGTTTATTTTAAAGTAGGACTGTGCAAAGATATATAATTTTAGACAACATGCAAAATTACATTCAAGCTCCGCTGCCGTTTCAGGGGCAAAAAAGACGATTTTATACGGCATTTAAAAACGCTTTAAATGAGTTTTCAACCAAGCGTGTTTTTGTTGATCTTTTTGGCGGAAGCGGTTTCTTATCGCATACGGTAAAGCAAACGATACCTGACGCCAGAGTGATTTATAACGACTTTGATGACTATCATATAAGGCTTGCTAATATTGAATGCACTAATGCGATATTAGCCGATATTCGTGCAATGCTGACCGAATATGCCGATGGGGAGAAACTAAGCGACGTCGATCGCACAAGGGTTCTTGAACGGATAGCCAAAGAATCAAACTATGTTGATTATATCACATTGTCTTCTAATTTGTTGTTCAGCATGAAATACGTTCTGAACATTGAAGATTTGAAAAAGTCGACAATGTATAACTGTGTAAGAAAGTCAAATTATCCTCTTAGTGCTAATTATTTGCAAGGAGTTGAAATCGTGAAGATGGATTACAAAGAGCTTTACAGACAATATAAGAATGTTCCAGGCGTCGTATTTCTTGTTGATCCGCCATATCTATCCATTGATACGAGTACTTATAATAAAGAGAGCTATTGGAAGCTCAGCGATTATTTAGATGTTTTGTCAGTGATTCAAAACTCATCGTATTTTTATTTCACGTCAAACAAAAGCGAGATAATTGAGCTTTGTGATTGGATGGAAAAGAACATGGGGTTTGACAACCCATTGCGTGAAGCTGTTATTAAGAAGGTAGCCGCTACCATGAACCACAATAGCGGCTATACGGATATCATGCTATATAGGAGGTTGGAATAAATATATACATGCGAAAAAAGATGTACATTTTGTTTTGTATATTTGCACAGTTTGATTTCGCGATTATAAATCTTCCAATGTATTGTTGA